AATAGGTAACATCGTAAGCCTGATTAGTGCCCTGATCATTGAGTGCAATAGTTGTCGTAGAACCAACCTGTGCTGTGCTAACACCACTGGCAATCTTACCGTTGTTGGGCAATGCCAGCGTGCCGGTTGAACCAAGGCTGACTGTGTAAGCACCGTTGACTAAACTGCTGAAGCTGGTCGGTATAGTGGGCTTGCCAGTTAGGTCAGCATAAGCACCTGTAGTAGCCACAGTGGTCAATGTGGGTTTACCTGTTAGGTCGTTGTAACTTGTAGTCCCAACTCTACTGCCGCTGACTGTTAAATTACCATTAGCATCTAGTCCTACTGCTGTGCCACCAATGTAGATAGTATTGTTGCTGACATAGAGGCTACGCCAAGGCAGTGTGCTTGAACCTAGATCCCCACCATTGGCAGTCTGGGGAACAATGTCTCCACCCACTGACAGGTTACTGGAGACGGTGACAGCTTGATCAATAACAATGGCAGTACTGTCAGTGGTACTTAGTGTGCTGCCCGCAAATTCAAATGCTCCTAGACTAAGAGTGACATCGTTGACCAATCCCAGTTCAGTGTAGAGTTCTGTGAAGTTGGCATTGACTTTTACAAAGGCAGCTCGTAGGCTGTCACCTTTCTTGTCGTTAGCTGTGGTACCTACGTTGATATTCTGTTTTGCCATTTATCGCTCCGTTATGTCAATGCTGCTATGGCTGTTTTAAATGCAGCAAAGTCTGCGCATGCCGCTACCAATACTTTTAAATCTGCTATGCCAATTGCAGCACCAGTTTGATATCTAGTATCAGGGAATTGTATTCTTCCAGCAGTGTCAAAAATCCATTGCTTTTGCGACGGACCTACGTTAGTAACAACAGCCGCAATTCTATTTGATGTTAGGGTTACTGATTCTACACCAGACTGAGAAACAATGGAAACGCCAGTGTCTTTGGCCCAATCGGAGTATATGTTTAACTCGTCGGCAATACCTTCTATTTCAGCTGTTTTTAATCTACCAGTAATAATATTATTTGTTACAGTTAGTTCGTTATCTACAGTAACATCGCTATTAAATGTTGTTTGTACATCCACAGTTAATCCGCTGGAGTCGCTGGTACTAATTTTACTGCCAACGAATTCTAATACGTTGCTGTATGTGATTTCTTTGGTGGTTGAATTATACATCAACGGAGTGCCGTTGGCTGTGGTTCTAATTGGATCAACATAGAAACTACTGGTTTGTGCAACAACACCATTAACTGCAACGCCAGTGGCATTTAATATGATGGTGTTGGCAGCTTGATTGGCCGAACCAGCGTTAAAGCCAATGGCCACTGCTGATTGACCTTGTGAGGTTTGGCCAGCGTTGTAACCAAGTGCCACTGCTGTGTTGCCTTGACTGGTTTGGCCAGCATTGAGACCAACTGCTACACTAAAAGCACCTTGTGTGGTTTTTCCAGCAGTGTAACCAATGGCCACTGATTCGGAGCCCTGAGTGGTTTGACCAGCTTCGAGACCAATGGCCACTGTATTGACACCTTGTGAGGTCAGCCCAGCATTTGAACCTAATGCAATTTTAGTTTCTGCTGTTCTCAATGTTGTAGCTGAAACGTTACCATAAATGTATCCGCTAACAGCATCAACTAATATAGAACTGTCATCACCAAACACTGAACCTTTTAGATCGAATACAGGGTTAACGGCAATATCCAGTGTGTCTGTACCTACAGTTTTACTTAAGGTAATACCTTGACCGCTAGTGATGTTTAACACGTCACTGGCAGCATCAGCTGCTAATCTATTAGATGAATCACCGTTGACTTCAATTTGAGTAAACGCATTTACCGCAGGTGCCGAGTTGGTAATGGTTACATCACCGGAGGCAGCATCCAACGACACTGTGATACCCACACCGGAAGATATACTTATGACACCAGTGTTGGTTACTCTCAAGTTGTCACCGGTTGAGCCGTTTATGTTAACGCCTGCACCTGTGGTTCTACCTGAGGGCAATGCAGTGGTACTTTGTAAACTGCGTACCCCTGCATTGGTTATTGTGGCCACACCACTCACAGTAGCAGCAGTGATGCCTGAACCAGCTGTGACACTTAGTACACCAGTGTTTGAGAATGTGATCGAGTCTGCTCCGGAACTCACTGCCAGACCCACACCCGAGCCTGACAAGAAATTTACTGTGTCACCGAATGTGGTAGCCACCACTGATAAATCGTCGTTGACCTGAATCTCTTTGAAGAAAGTTTTAACTGGATCGATGATCAAATCAGCACCTACTCCGGTGACTGGATCTCCACCCACAGTGGAATTGGCTGGTAGATTCATGGTGTATCCCACACCTTTGATCTGCGCATTACCTGCCCACACACCGTTTAATGGATCAGTGGTAGTGTGTTCTCCAGTAAACACTGCTCGCCACCTATGTGTTATATCACCTAGTTCATAAAGATTATCAGTGGTGGGCTTGACACTTGTGTCTAAAGAAGTAAAATCTATAGGAGTCAATCCACTACCCGCCCCGATGGTTGCTACCAATATATCGAAGTTTTCATTTACTTTAACAAACGCATCATTGACCTCACTCCATAATACAGGAGCACGACCTGGTGTTATATTTGAATTAAAAGGCATTATGTTCTCCCTACCGCTATTTCAATTAGACCAATGTGATCGGAATCATATTCCACAAATGCTTTACCTACCACAGTTCCGACTTTGACATCACCAGCAGCTGCCACTGCCACTCCCGGTATGCCTGAGGTTACCAATATATCTCCCTTGCGTATTTTACCAACTACCTTACATGGCACACGCCCCTGTAGTGCAACAAGATTTTTCAATCCTGGACATGCTTCATACATGGTAAATGCTGCGGTGTTAGAAACAACACCAGCTACTCTTGTGTCGGCTTTGATTGTGGAAGTTGTTACTTCTTTGTCACCACCAAATACAAGCACAGTTCCTACTTCGTAATCGTTGTCGCCTTCATAGTTTTCTGCAAGGTCAGCGGAGTAAGTGGCCTGCAGTCTCGATTCGTTTGGTGAGGTGCCACTTAAGGTCCATCGACCGGTTATTGTACCAGCTGTGGTGTTACCTCCAGTGGTCAGCGTCTGTGCCTGGATACCAGTGCAGGTGATCGTGCTGCTGGCACTAATTGTTGTTACTCCAGTGAGTGTGCCTGATATTGCCAACGCTCCCGAAGAAGTGATTGCACCTACTGAAGTGATAGGTGCATCTGATACACCGTTTTGTGTTTTAAATTCATGGTTGTTATTCCAATATGCGGTTTTTCTACTAGCTGCCACACTGGAACTGGTCTGTATCAGGATGCCGCCGGAATTATCAAATCCATAGTATCTAATATAGCCGTCTGTGGCTGTGGTGCTCACAGTATCTATGGCCAAGTTGGTGTCAATCTTGATGTTAGATACATCTATAGTACGACCGCCAAAATCACCACTGCTGTCTCTCACTATGACTTCACTGGCTCCAACACTGGCACTAGATCCTGACGATCCTGCTACTACCACGAAGTTACCATCTGCGCTTGTAGTAGCACCAGTTCTTCTCAAGAATCCCACAGTGGAGTATTGTGATTTCTTAACAGCCAACCCTTCGTCAACCACAGTGGTAAATGCCACTGCGGCAGCATTGGCTGTGCTCACACTGCTGTTGCCTATTACTGTATCTGGAGCCAGCTGTGCAAGATCTCCTAATACCACACTGTTGGCTTTGAGCGTAACATGGCCACTGGTTACATCAAAATCTAAATTGCTGAAACTGCTTAATCCGCTGGCTGCTTGTATCGCGGCAGCTGTGCCAGTAGGAGCTGTGGCCTGTGCAGTGGCAATGGTCATTGCCAGCTTGCTCTGCACAATTGCCGCAGCAGCATTTACTTCTGCGTTGTTGACCACACCAGAATTTAATTGCACATCTACATTGTTCAGTGTAGAGTCTACACCTGTGCGCAGATCAAAGGTCAAGTCACCAGTGATGCTGGCATTGATCAATGTATTGCCCACACCAGTGAAGATCATGAACTGACCGCCCTGAACATCTGAACCAGCCCAGTTTTGGAAATTGGTCAATGTCAAACTTCTTAGATTGAGAGCATCCTGCGGATTAGTTGCGTCAGTAATATTGATGATCTTATTGTTGTTAAGATTCATGTTGCTCTTCATGCCCAGCTGTCCGTCTAGTGCCATGTAACCGCCAGTGGTTATGGGGATCAATCTATCCAGTGCCAATGAAGCACCGTCATGGGTAATACCTAGACGTCGTTCTATGTAGATGCGTGTGGCATTTTCAGTAGGCACGGTGTCGATGGCGTTATCTGTAAATCCGCTGTCTGTGGAGAATTCACTTACCGGAACACCACGTTTAAAACCAATACCGTCGAGGTTGCTCAATGCTATTGAGCTGGAGAATGTGACCTGTCCTGTGCCTTGGTCTACTTTAAAGAATGGTCCCACCGAGAAATTACCAAATTGGTCAGTGGTCACATAAAAGCAACGACCTACATCGCGTTCATCGGTTTCGTTGTCTGGATTGAGTGGGTTTACACTTTGTCCGTAAATTTCTCTGGGGTAATTTGTATCGGCATATGATCCTGTACCAATTTCAAGTAGATCGTGACCTGTTACACGAGTTAATGAAATACGTATGGTTAATGTGCCTAGACTGCCACTACCGCGTATAGGTACGCCTGCCTTAATGGTATAAGCACTGTCTAGATTGTTAATACCGTTTACCAATGCACGATTTAGAATTAGTCTACCAAAGGGTTCGTTGGTCACAGCTTCTGGCTGATAGGTGTTGACTATGTACTCTTCGCCTTGATACACAAACTTAGCACCTTGTACCCTGGTAATTTCTTGAGTGGACAGAGCTACCACTGCAAACGTGGTTTCTCCTGCACTACCTGTGACCTTGCCTACTTTATGTACACCACTTTGTGTGCCACTGGTATCCACAGCAGCTCCACCTAGCTGAATTGAGATTCGGAAACTGTTGGCGCCTAGACCTGCAGCCAGTACAAAATATCTATCAAGAACATTCATACCTGTGGGCACTGCCCCAGTTGAGGTAAATTTTATTGCGTCACCGGCTGAAAATCCATGTCCGACCAGTGAAATCACAGCCGGAGTGGCAATAGATATTGTACACACAGTACCAGTGGGTGTGGCAGTGACAAACTCGCCTGGGTTGAACACAGTGAGATCTATGTAGTTATAGTTTTCTCTGGTCTGTGTTAGCGTGATACCCACAGGGGTGTATGAATGAACGCCACTGCCTGCATTGGTAATGCTCACTGCTGCACCGTTCAGCTGTGTGCTGAAACTGAACTGTGTTTCTGTTAGATTGGTAGGCAACACATAATATGTTTCACCTAACGCCAACGGAGCTGGTAGTGTGCCTGTAGTTTCTAAACTTATGGAATAGGCTTCTAACAGCTTGTGTGATTTCACAGCTTTGATGGTCAATGAACTACCATTGACCAATGCAAAAGTTGAACCGCTTGGACTGGTACTCACAGTAAATGTGTTGTAGCTGGGTTGTGTGAGTATGTAGTAGGTAGTGCCACTGACAAAATTATTGGCAGTGCTGCGAGGAATGATCCTATCACCTATTCGCAGTTTGTGATTGCCAGAGGTGGTACACAGATTTGATGCAATGGTTGTGATAGTCAGTGAAACATTGAACAGAGTGGGTGCAGCAAGGGTGGTAACGATTTCATATGGTGCATTTGAATCTGTGTAGGTGTTAAATTGCAGCACACGATACACTGTATCTGGAGTTTCACGCAGTTTAAGACCAGTGGAAGGTCTTACAGCAACATCTTCCAACCCACCGGTGAGCAGTGTGAGACTCAACTGTCGCAGAGTCATTTTTGTTGTGTCGGGGATTACATCATACAACCCTTCGGTGGCTGATCCTGTGCCAGTGCTGAGATTCAATCTCGCAACACCTGCGGGCAAATCAGTGGTAGTCACTGAAGTTACGGGATATCTATAGATGCTGTTGTTTGATGAGTGTAGTACTTCGAGCTCTGACCCACCCAATGGAGTGTATTCATAATTGTACACGTACACCAACAATCCACCCGCCACGTTGGCATATCCGCCGCTAGGGAAGTAGCAGTCCACACGTTGACTCAGCTCTTCATACACAGTGGTAGGTGTTGGAACCTCTAGAGGATCTGCACCTTCTGCCACCAAGGCATAGACACCGTGTGCATTAGAACCCGCTACTGACCGAATCTGTCCACCAGTCAAAGAATAGTAGGCGATCTGGCAGTAGTAGGTGAACATGGACACCGCTTCAGTCAAACCGCCGTTGGCCACTACGATGCCATAGCCGAGGTCGTTGATCTGTGTGAAGTCGTTGCACAGCATGCTTCTATTACCAGGCATCAACAGTTCGTATCGGTTACCGTTGAAATCAATATATGTCACGGCAGCTGCCTGTAGTGTTGATTTATTAGTTTGGATGATAGTTCTAGCAGCAATGTTATTGGCAGTATATCCAACAAAGCTGGGCTCAGTAACAGCCACCACTGCCTGTGCTGCTGTGAAGTTGGCAGCAGCGATGATTGAGCTCATGTTGGTCATCAATCCGCTGATGGTAGCAGCTTCTGTGGCTGTGGCACCTGTTCCGGTGATTCTCGACACTGCGGTGTAGCTCACAGCAGGCGCTAGATTCTGTGCTATTCGGCCTAACAGATAATTTAGATATGTATGCCAATCAGCACTTTTGGCCTGTGAAAGACTGGAATCAGTGATCACTGCTCCTGTAAGGTTGTTATAGAATTTCAATGCTCTTGTGCGAGTGGCCACATTGCCACCGTAGATGAGATCGTGTATCACAGCTTCTACAGCATTTCTGGTCTGATACTCAATCTCACTGGCCACAAACGTATCCAGCGCAGTAAACGGAGCAGTGGCTCCAGATATTTGGTTAGCAATGTATCCCAGCATTTCTGCAATGGCATAATCTCTGTTGGCCAGCAACAGTGTATAGGCGCTGGTTACATTAACACTGGTACCACTAGGCAATACAAATGTCAGGGTGGGGGTGGCTGCCAATCCCCGTGTTATAATATCAGCGATGGTTGCATTGCTGAGATCCACGGTTGTTTGTATAGTAGGATATGCAGCGATTAGATCATTTACTGAGTCATGTACAAACTCAATGGCTTCTAGAGTGATTGCTCGTTGGTCTGCCAATACCACAGAACTCTGACTCAATCTATAGGTCAACCCGTTTTGTCGTGTCCAGTAGTTGGTGCCTAATACAATGTCTCGACCTAGTCCATCTAAGATCAATCCGGTATCTCTGCTACAAGCAGCAGAATCGTAGGTGAACACACTGAATGGCCACGGTGTGGTTTCGTCTAAGACGAATGTGGCTGTGCTGCCATCCTTGTCGTAGACAAAGTCTCTGACATAGTTGATTCTATACACACTGTCAAACACAATAAATGATCCAGGCAGCTGTGGGAATCTATCAAGATCACTGACTTCTAATCTTGTGGTAGAGATCACAGCATCTATGTTGAATTCTAAATTGCCTGTAAATCCATCAGTGAACATACCACCAGCAAATACCTGCCTGTCCTTGCTGCGGCTGAATGAAGCACACTCTTGGAAATACGGTGATCTTGAAAGTATCTGTCCCTGTGGATCCAGAACTCCCATGAAGCCGCCGTGTCCTATAGCTGATATAGCTTGCCAACGCACTGTATCGTTGGCTAAGAACACATCCATTTCTTCGTTTTCTTTAGGGTAATTTACAGACCCTGATCCATCCATAACATCTTTCAGCGCAATGATCAACGCAGAAATTACACTATCTGAACCTACTTCTGCTTGGAATGCTGGATCTACTGTTTGTGTAAACAGATTCTGTTTGAGACCAGTTATCACAGTGTTATCTATGATCAGCTGCATCAAACTGGCTAAATGATCTATCACAGCTAGATATTCTGAAAGCTGTGTGGTAATGGCCACTAATGCACTGGCACTTTGATAATATTTTAATCCTGCAGAAATAGTTCTATTATATTCACCGTAATCAAGGTCAAAAGTAATAGCATCTATTATAAGACCTATATCTCTCTTGCAATAGTTTCTATTGTAACTGAATGCCGGAGTGAATGGAGCAACTGAATTAGCAACGTTATAGTTGATCCATGCTATGATTTCTTCTTGTAGAAACTGACGATTTAATCTTATCAGATCCGCAGCAGCTTCATAGCCACCTTTGTTTTGTATCTTGGGATAAACTGGTTGAGTGATATCTTGCAGATAATGATAACCGTAGTTTTGTGTTGCAAGAGTTAATCCATCGATCTCAAGATCTCTACGGAATTTTTGGAATGCCCATGGTGAGCTTGAAGTGCCTGGGCGAGGTCTAAATATAACCCTACGGAATTCATCTCCAACCACAGAACAATTAGCCGGAACTTTTAATGGATAGTTTTCGTAGTATTCTCCGCTTTCTACCAATATTGAAATCTGTATGTTTCTAGCAATGTCACCATAGGTGATACTTTCGCCTACTACAAAGGTACCGTAGAATATATCAACGTCAAATATTTCATTACCGCTGCTATCTAGTGCGCCCGAGTGGTCTAGGATCTGCGCCAAGGCTCCGCTGGTTTTTCCACGCAAGAACAATCCTTCACGTATGTCTCGACCTCGAATAGCTTCACTGGTGTTAGTAGTAACATCTCCGGTGAAATCTGTACGTAATCCTGCAGTATAGATAAGGAAGCGTGGAAGGTCTACGGTAAAACTAGGTAAACTGGTAAACCCGGCACCTTTGTCTGTGATGGTTACACTAGTGATCACTCCTGCAGTGACCACAGCAGTACCAAATGCTCCTGTGCCACCTCCGCCTGTTATTCTCACAGATACCAAACTATAGCCCGTGCCTCCGCTGGTGATGGCAACAGACGCTACTTTATAAGTTACATCGAATGTTGCACCAACTCCAATTGCACCAATACCTATTGGAGCAGCACTGGTGCTGATAGTGGTAGCTATGGCTGTGGCACCCGGTAATGCAGAATATACTCCAGTTGAGACAATCTTAAATGTTACGATAGCACCCGGAGTGGTCAACGTGGACAATACTTCGATAAAACAAGCACTACCACCTACTGGCACAGTGCCTCCTGAGACTTGTAGTATGTCTCCGGCATAGTAGTTTGTGCCTACAGAATTTAGAGTTAGTGTATCCACGCTCATTCTAACTGTACCAGCAAACCCAGTACCTGATGTAGGAGATGTTTGTATGGCTGCTAGGTTACATTCTGATACACCATTATTAAACGTCAGTGTCTTTTCATATGGGCCTATGATAGGTCTTGATTCTAGAACCAGTTCTTCAGCACGTTTTAATGCTGCTTCCAGCGTTCTGTAAGCATAGGCCAGCGCACGACCTTGCAGGGCAGCACTAACGCCTGGGCGCTCATCCTCACCGCTGAGAGCCACATAAAGATTAACACTAGATCCGAATGCTGACCCGTCTACATATTGTTTAGTGGCTGCAATCAAACCGCCGTAGAGCTCGTCGTCATCTGGTTCCGGACTTCTCGATAGTATCAACGGACCGCTCATGCGTCCAAAACTCACATCTGCGTTGCCTGTAGCAGGATCGATGGCATCAACACCTGCCCTGGCAATTTTAGAATCTGCATAATTTTTGTTAACTAATTCGTGTTTGTAAATCGGTGGCAGCGGTGTAATAGTGGTGCCCGCATCGACTATACGAAATTGATTACCTCCAGAACGCAGTGATAAGTCGCCACCTAATTGAGGCGAAGTATCTGCTACAATTTCCGCAAAGTCTGCATTAATTGAGATTTGATTGGGATTAGTGGTGAAGTCAATGCTGATTCCGTTACCGGCAATTAATCTTTTAAATGCCAGTCCCGATTCTGTATTATTAACAGTGACCACTGGAGTGTTTCCAGTAACCGCATCATTCTGTCCCACATAGGTAGCTGGGGCATCTTCGAGCCCTGTGAATTTTAGTTTTTCACCGAGGCCTAATGAGCTATACAGTTCTCTAAAGTTGTCATTAACTTTACGGAATGAATCTCGTATACTGTCTCCGGTACCGTCATTGCCGACAACACCAATATCAATAGTCTTTCTTGCCATGTTTAGAATCCTAGATTGAGCAAATGCTCTAATATTTAGCCCAAAGTTTTATAAGCCGGATGTAAATACTAGATGTTTCTCACAATCAAAACTCAACAAAATCAATACTCTAGACTCAGTAAACACGGAGTCGAACATTTATACAAGAGAAAAAAGACCGTGGCAGTGTTGAGATGTGATGCCTGTGATTCGATATTTGAAAGAGATCTCAAACACATGGATAAGAAACGACTCAGCAACAATTTCTTTCATTGTTGTGGGTCTTGTGATGCCAAAAGATTTGCTCAACGCACAGGAGTAGAGCAGAAGCAGATATGGAATATGCCTGCCAGTGTAGACTTACCTGTGTCTAAATTCTAAATGATTCGCCACAGCCACAGCGATCGCGCTCGTTGGGATTGACGAAATCAAAGCCTTCATTAAGTCCATTGCGAACCCAATCCATAGTCAACCCGTCTAAATAGGCTAGACTTTTGGCATCTACTAATACCACAAAGTCTTTTTGAGCAAAGTTAGTTACGCCCTGTTCAGCTTCGTATTTGTCTACATATTCCATGGTGTATGCTAGCCCACTACAGCCTGTGGTTCTCACACCTATACGAATGCCCACGCCCTTACCGCGCTTGTCCAAATTTTGTTTTATTCGTTTAGATGCTGTGTCGGTTACGGTAATCATTTACGGCCGCGGTGATTGCATCTTCTGCTAGAATTGAACAATGTATCTTAAC